TATTGTATCATATCGGCTGGACCTTTCAAGTATCCAAGTGCCTCTAAGACACAACCATATAATAGCACGTTTGGAGCGTTCTGACTTACCCAATTTGATGTTGTCGTACTGGATAATACAGGTGGCTTATACGTGTATGCGAGCTCTACAGTTAATGCAGCGTTCGGGGTTGGTGCCAACATATGAGTGTCATTATCGTAAACAGCGTAATACTTGGGAGTAGCTGCTGCCGTTGACGTCCTATTTGGCGCATATTCGTTCATAAACGAAATATCTTTTTGTATCAAGAAAGTTCTATTATTTGAACCATCTATTAATTGTATGTATCTTGTTGCTTCCCAATCTGATGGTAAAGGTAAAAAGGGATTGTTAATTGTAAGATCAGCAGTATCATATCTTCTGTAATAATTTAAGTCGACTGTTCTTCTAAGTTTATCTTCTGTAGAATTTATAAATTCTTGAATAATTGAATCTGATAAAACAGATGAATCTGTTTCAGTATAGTTTCTTACATTAGATAAAAGATCAGAATAATCGGTCATGATGTGCTCACTGTAACATTTCCTGCTTTAGTTGACAACCTAGTCTCTTTTGATTGAGTTTTTGGTTGCATTCCAACACTAGCAAATCTATTTGTGTTAACTCCTATTAATCCTACAAAACATGTTGAATTAGCTATTTGAGATCTTGCAAACTGTAGGGATTGAGGATCCTGAACTATTGGTCTAGGTTCTAATTGTGGGTGTTTAGGCTCATATTCACTTGTATGGACTCGTGCACCAGTCCACTCTTCAACCATTTCATTATATGGAAATGCCATACCTGATCTATCAGATATTCTTTTTGCAAACTTACCAGATGCAAACTTAGACATTAAATACTAGGTAAATAAGTTTTAGGAGTAAGAAACAAACTAGTTCTTTCACCGTCTTGATCAGCAGCTCTTTGAAATTCATCTTCATAAATTTGTTTTAATGTTCCAATTCTTTCTGGAGCTTTTTTCATACTAATGTAATAAGCTAAACCAGCGGTCATACATGGAAGAAAACGAAAAGGGATTTGAGCATTATTTGTGTAGTCGCCAGCATCAAACATCCGAACAAGAGCATAATATTTTAGAGTGTAAGCTACATCTGCTGCGGGATATAGAAATAGTGTTGGGTTTATCGTACGTTCAAAATAGTATTGAGTTGGCCTTCCGCTGGTTGTTTTAGTTGTAAAATTAAAATAAGTAGATCTACTAATTGAAGTAGCAGCAAAATCATTATTACTACTGTCCCTTAAAACTACATCTGTAATATCAACTATTTGTTGACTATCATTTGCATTAGATCCAAATAAACTTGTTCCTGAAACACTTGTTGTATTAGCTGTAATTGTTTTTTCTTGTAATTGTATTGTCCAAAGATTTAACCCTCTGTTTGCCCACTCTGCTAATAAAATATTTAAAGAACGTCTTGCAGTCTGCAAATCGTATCCACCACGTATTTGCAAACCACAACGTTCATAAGCCTCTTCAGCTATATCATCTATAGCTAAATCAAAAGCAGCAGTAGATGCATAAGTTGGCATTACTTACCTTTTGCTCTTTTATTAATAAGCTTGCCAGCTCTTTTGATGTCATCTGTATTAATTCTACCAGAAGGTTTTATAGTTCTTGCCATTCTAACTTTTGCAAAAAATGATTTTGCTTTATCAGACATACCTGGTGGTGATTTTTTGCGTTTAGCTGTTGGAACACCGCCTTTTTTCATAGCTTGTTTTTTCTTACCAGCCATTCCGCCACCAGCCATTTTCTTTTTAGCCATCATGCCGCCGCCAGCCATTTTCTTTTTAGCCATCATGCCGCCGCCCATCATGCCCATAGCCATTTTCTTACGAGGTGATATTGCACCACCCATAGCTTTTTCCATCATGCCGCCGCCACGTTTTTTTACAGCTTTCTTCTTACCTTTAACTTTGCCACCACGTTTCATGGCCATTTTCTTTTTACCCATCATGTCGACCTCCGAATATTCGTTTATATGTTTTAGCCCTAGATACCACGACGTCTCGATAATACCCTTTTGGCCACTTCTTATAGTAACCAGCTTTGTGTAGTTTATCAGAAGCTTCTTGTAATTGCGAGAACTTTTGTGCCAGCATCATAGAGTAGTTGAGGCTGTCTTCTATAATCGGGGTGCTCCCATTTGGAGTGACGAGGAACTCTTGCTCCTCCTCGTTTGCTGGGTTGCTGGGATGAAAACCCATAAAAAATATGTCCTTTTTATTATACCAATAATTGTACTCATCTATCGCCGTTTGAAAATCTTCCAGACTGTAATTAAAGTATGGGTCACAGAATATCAATAGCTCATGAACACTAAAATCAAGGTGCTTCAAATAACCATTTAATTCTGATTTATACCATTTGTGTTTTCTCTTTACTCCTACGACAACCTTATTATCTGTCCAAGTTTTTTTTGCAAAAGGACATGCTGGATAACCTCCTAAATGAACATTAGGAACTTCTAAACAAATTTCAGACCATCTACGTACGTCTTTTTTTACTTCCTCTTCTAATGACATCTTTACCCTTTCTAAATATACTTGCTACTTCTGACTTACCCATAACTTTAGCTCTTTGCTCCCCCACTGTTAGGATTTGTATTTTTCTAGCAAACGGTTTATTAATTTTTTAACTTTCGCAACTGTTGACCTGGCGTCACTAGGAGTAGCAAACTTAATACCCACAGTATCACGAGGGTTTTCGTCAGTATAGAGACGTCTTCCACTACCTTTAGGTTTTTTCCTGTTCCCTTTTTTGGATCTTTTCTTTTCAACACCTTTTATTACTCCTTTGTTTTTGATGCATAGAAAACAGCTTTAGCATCTTTACCGTAGGTACCTTTCATTGATTTCATTATCTTTCTGCCTTTTTGATTTAAAGGCATTAAAAGACACCTTTGAAATCAAAACCTCTTACAGCTGCTCCAGCTCTTCTGCTATTAGATATTAATCCACCAGAAGCTTTTGCAAATGTTTTAACATTTGTTGGTTTACCACCAACACCTTGTGCTTTACTTCTTTTTCTTTGTACTGCAGATTTTCGTTGTCCTTCACTCATTCGTTTTGCTTTTGCAAGAGGAACACATTTAGGATATTTACGTTTAGCATCTGCTTTTTGTTTTGATCTTCCACATTTAGAAAAAGATCCATCTTTTTTCTTGCTGCCTATGTCTACCCATTTTTGAGCAAACCATTTATCAAGACCACTTTTAGCCATTAACTAAACTTAGTTATTTTTCTTTTGCTTTCCATTACAGCGCCACATGCTCTTGCCATTCCACCTTTGTTCATAGCAGATACTTTTTTACGTTGCTGTGAAAGTTTATTAAAATCTATAACTCCGCCCATAGCTCTTTTTGGACCTTTAAAATCTTTTCTTTTTTTACCACTTGGGTCTTTTATTTTACCAGCACATATTCTAGAAGCATAGGCATTAGCATATGCGCTAGGATAAACCTTAAATTTACGCTTAGCTGCAGCTTTACCTCTTGGACATAATTTAGTCACCCTTGCCCCCTGTATTTAACGTATTGACGTCTTTTGTTTTTATTCTTTGGCCTAGTGCGTGAAGAACGACCTATACTAGTCCTTTTTTTGACTGGTGTAAAGTATTCGTTAGAAGGCGTTTTGGCCATTACTTCATCTGTGATAAAGGATTAGATAATGCAGATTTTATTTGCTTATCTATTTTTTCTTGTAGCACAATCATGGCTGCTTCCAGATCATCTTTTAATTCTTCCATGTTTGCCTCAATCTCACTGCTTGTATGTTTTAGATCTGCAGAATTTTCTCTGGAGTCAATCTTAACTTGTTGCTCTACGTCATTAACAATTTTCTCTACTCTTCTGACATCTTGTCGTAAATCGTTTTTTAATTCATTAGCTACATCTGCCACAAGTCTAATTTCTTGCATCATCATTTCCATTTCAGACATAAGCATTTCTACTTCTGTTTGTATTAGATCAGTCTTGCTGTCCATTTCTTCTTTCATAACAGCTATATCTTTATCAAAGCCAGATAGGTCTGGTGCTACGTATTCTTGTATCTGTTCTTTCATTGTGAGATAATCTTTGTAAAATTCAAAACCACCCCATAGTGCCCCACCAGCTGTAGTCAAAGCTGTAAGTATGACAAAAATCTTGCCACCTTTAAATTTTATTCCGCCTGGTAATTCTACTTCTGCCATTGTAAATCTATCATATCATTCATCATACCATCACTTCCACCAAATAAATACCACTGTGCNGTNTTNTTNTTTTGTATTTCTGCATCTGGCATCATATAGTCTGTAAAGAANTCTANTCGATCCTCCAANTGTTTTTGTGATTCAAAAAAGGTTTTTGTGTCACCTAATACTTGCATCACAATTAAAGTTTTTAACTGATTTGATGAATCATATCTACCNTTATCACCCATCTTCTTAACTATTTTTTTTGCAGCTTTTTCTTTTTTAGACTCTGGTTTCTTTACAGGTTTTTCTTCGGCTTCACCCTTATCTTCTGGTTCTTCCATATCTTCTGGTTGCTCTTCATCTGCCTCAGTCTCCGAAACGCTCTCTTCCGATTCAGACTCCTCTTCCGCATCAGCTTTAGGCTCTGTAGAATCTTCTTCAGAAGCTTCATCCACGGGTTCTGGCTCAGCCTCAACTTCGGGTTCACTCTCTGGTTCTGGTTCATTAGCTGTTTCCTCCATCTCTGGTTCGGCTTCTACTTCAGGTTCCATTGTATCTGGTTCTGGTGCAACTTCAATCTCTTCAGTCATTTCTGGCTCTGTCTCTGGCATTTCCATATCTGGTTCTGGCATATCCACATCCATTTCTGGCATTTCCATATCTGGTTCTGGTAATTCTAAATCTGGCATTTCTAATTCCATCTCTAATTCCATTTCCATTTCTATCTCAACTGAAGCTATATTTACTTCTTCGACAGTTACTTCTGGCATTTCAAATTCCATTTCCATAGTTGGCATTTCCATCTCAAAGTCCATTTGATAATCCATCTCCATTTCCATCTCTACAGTTTCATAGGATACTTCCATATCTGGTTCATCAAACTCTGGTTCAAAAAA